ATGTCTTGGGCGGTACGCATGGCTGTTTGTAGCAGCTTGCTGTCTACATTCTCGTCAATCGGGGTGTTCTTTTTGACGTCTTGCTCTGATATGAAATATGCAAATGTTGCCATTATGATTTTCTCCTTACTACTTTTTGCGACCACTCATGCCGACAATGCGGAATGTGCAATGGTGGCTCACTATTTGGAACAGTGTACCAACCACCACGACGAAGCCATGCGTTGTAACCTACTATGCCGCTTATTTGGTCTATTTCTGCACGGGTGTATAGCTTTTTCAAGTCGGTCATTTTGATACAGAACTCACGCGACTTTCCACCTGGTTGCAAAGGCAGTGCATCAGGGCTTAAATCGTATTTGTAACGCACCTCTATTTTGGGCAATCCCTCGTCTTGAATGTCTGCCCTCCCAATGTCGGTGATTTTGATTGCGTTGTTTGTCCAGTTCAGCTTGCCGTCGGATTGCAGTTTTTTCAGGATTTCGATTACCTCTGGTTCATCCAATTTTACGGCATCAGCAATGTTTTTCACCGTGGCTTTTTCATCAGCCGTAACCACCGCAAGGACTTTTTTCTCTTTTGTGTCAAGGGCAAACAACATTGGCACGTCTTCAAACTCATCAGCACTCATACCGAACTTGGAAAATACCTCGATGTCGCTGTCTTTCCATGTTTCACATTCACATTTCATTTTTACTGCTGTAAATGTGGTAGGCTCAGGTGCTTCACTTGGGGTATTTGCCAGCACATCACCGCCCTCGATAGGTGGCAATCCTGCCAATGCACGTTTTTCATTTACGGTCATGTTTGCCAGCACGTTATTTGCTACCAATGGCGACAAACTGTTGATATTGTCAATGGTTTTCTGCGCTGCATCAATAACTTTTTGCTCACTTTCACCCAATCCTAACTGCTCACGGGCTTCATCTACGGTGGCAATTCCTGCACCATACAAAGCCACGTAATCAATAGCTAAAAACTCGCTGTCTTTGGTGCTGATTTGGATGCCGGGATAAACGGTTTCAAGGGTATTTTCAAGGCACGTTTCAATCTTTTCCTGCCTGCGGTTGATGTAGCTTTTATGCAGCAACTCATACGCCTGTATCATTTCGTTACGCTGCCCCAATGCACCCTCAGTTGCGTAGCCCAATAAAATCTTGGGGAAGTTATGACCGACGAAAATCTCATCCTGCACCGTTTCATTCAACTGCAAAAACTGCTTATCCATTTCGCTCGGTTGCAGGTGATTAATGGTGGCCTCTTTCTCGTTCATTTCATTGAACTGAATTAGCACACCACCTGCGTTGTCCGTGCCGGTTGTTTTGGCTTTGAACTTACGCTCAAATTCGTAGGCGATTTCCTGCGATGGCTGCCCTTTAAACAACTGTACCAACGTACCGTTTGAAAACCCGTTGCGGATGTTGTTGTTGTGGAAGTTTGCTATCTCAACATCAATTTCAATATACTGCAAACAATGCTGGTAAGGTGGCAGGGGGTAAACACCCAATCCCGGTGCGTATTCACGGAAGTAAAACAACTGCACCTCCATTGGCTGTGCCTTTTTGGGGTTGAAAGGGCGGTAATGCTTCATGTCCTCATGCTTCGCCTTTTTCCAATCCTCTGCGTACATATACAAGTCGTGGTCAAGTGTACGAACCTTGCTAAAATCAACGTGGTATAAAGCAGCTAATTGTCCCAATTTGTTGTAATGCACCTCGTATGCAAAGCCGTTGAACAACTCGTAATCAAGTGCCAGTTTATTTTTGAACTCCTGCACACCCTCGTAAGGGTTCACGTAATCAATTATTTTGACAGCGTTGGGGTTGCCCTCCACAATCGTTTCTTCACCTGCTACAAATCGTGCCTTTTGGCGTACGATTGCACCATGTTTTGGCGAACGGTTGTAAAATTCCAATAAGTGCTGCGGGAAATCGTTGGCTTCCCCAAAATACATTATGCCCTTATTCTTATTCTCTTTGAATACAGGCAACTTGCTTTCGGCAAAATTTATGCGTAATAGTTCAAAACTCATCCTACGTTGTGCTGTTTAATCGTTGTGTTGACCTCGTGGTCATTAAATGGGGTGTGGCTGGTAGAAACATATGCAAGGCCTCTGTCGATTTCCTCGTTTGCCAGCAGATAATTTGTGTTGGTCGGTGAAGTTTGTGCGTATAATGACCAATAATGCGTACCTACGGCAAGCGTTTTGGCGGTGCTGCTACCCTCAACAAATGAAAATAGCTGATATCTGTTGGGTGCTGTGCTGCTGTCCGACACGATAAATGCCTTGCGTTCCTGCGACATTTCGCTCTCGAACACCAATAAATAATACACGGGAGAAATAGTCACTTTCTCTTTGCCCGTGATTATAAGTTCAGGTGTGCCGCTTTTTGTGATGTATAACATCAACTATAAAAGTAGGTAGATTTGATGTTAAACAAAAAAGGCCACCCGTAGGTGACCTCCTTTGCATGAAACACTCAAATCAATCAAGAACCGAGAGCGAGCGAAGTTACAACAGAAGATTGAACTTTCAAAGGCAGGTCGGTTTCTTTGTGCAAAAAGTTCAGCACATGACCTTTGAAGTCACCAAATGCCTGACCGAAATTGCTTTCACTCTGCTGCAACTGAACACCATAGTCAGCACCCAACAGCCAGTAGTCACCGCTTGCATCAAGGGCAATGGCCAACATTCTGTTCTGTGCCAGTAACTTAATTTCGTTACGCTGGGCAGTGGTAACTTTGTGCAGACGGGCAACCAAGTCAGCCTCGTAAAATACGGTTCCGTTCTCGGTTGATGGGATAGTTCTCCAAGTCATTGAGGCAGTTTCTTTCTCCAATTCATATTTGAAGTAAGATTTGCCACCTGACAAGGTGTGAGCGGAAACTTCTCCGCTTGATTTTGTTAGGGTAGATTTGGCATCAAATTCAACGAGCCAAATGGTTTTGATACCTGCGGATGCGGTTTTGCAATCCAAGGTAAATCCGGTGGTGAGTACACAAGCCATATTTTATTTTTAAATTAAAGGGGGTGAGGTTGTATCCCCACCCCCCGGGTTTAACTTACTATTTGGTAACTTACTTAATGTTTACAGTGAGAAATAAACTACCTGCTCAGGGTAAGCAATCTGAACACCATATTTGAATGCAGCGTGGAATTGTACGCGACGCTCGAAAGGGTTGAAGATAAACTCATAGCTCTCCTCTTCGTTCATCATGTCAGTACCTAACCAGAAGTTAGACCACAAACCAGCAACGATTTTGTCTGTCCCGTTCATACCGTGCAGGCCATAAATCTTGATGCCAGTTACAGGGTCGATGATTTCCATTTCAGCTACTTCGTTAGCAGGGTAGTGGTACAAGTTAGCACCCACCAGCCACTGACGATACTTGCGGAAAGTGTCAACGCCCATTGCGATAAACAGGTCAGATTTACCCAGCAGTTCAGCAGGGATAACACCGTAGATTGTTCCGATGATGTCGTCGATGTTTGAAGCAGTGATAGAAGTGTAAGCGTTGGCTACGTTACCTTTGATAGGGTCGCCAGCACCGCCAAATCCGAGGTCGCCAAGGATAGTCAAGAAACCATCCCAGTAGCCGTTGTTTCCAACGCCACCAGTGGTGTCACCCTGCCAGATAGCAGTTTCGATAGCTTCGGCAATTTTAGCAGCTTTTTCATTTCCGATTTGCTCAGTGAAAACACCCATGTCGATAGCTTCACCAGCATTCAAAGCTTTTTGAGTGTATTTGGTTTCGAGGTCTTTGGGGCAAAGGGTTTCCTGTACCTTTACTTTACCTACGGTCAAAGTACGCTTTGAAAGGGTGGTGTTACCGCTGGTCTGGTAAGAACAGCTGTCAGTTTGAAAATAAACGTCAGAATACAGCAGGGGCAGTATTTCTGCACTTTTGATACCGGGGAGAACCTGTCCAGCACCGTTCAACAATGAAGCGGTTTTTGCACTGAACATGGCTTTGGTCAGAAGATTTAAGCTCTCCTCTTTGGTGTAATTCGATAAACCTGTTACGTCAAATGCCATGATTATTTAATTATTTGATTTTTTTGATTGCGGAAAGAAAGCCATTAAAATTTTCCTCTTTGTTTTTGTTAGCTGTTCCGAATGGCTTTTTGGTCGGCTCAGGTGTAGCAGATGCAAACTTTTCAAACACGCTGAAAGTTTCTTCTACTTTGCCCAACACATTGATAAGGGCGGTTTCGAGGGTGGCGATTTTCTTTGCCATTTCCTCATTGGCGGCACGCAGAGCATCAAATTGTTCCAGCGATGCGAATTGATTTTCAACCTCAACTTCCTCAACGGGCATTGTTTTCTCTTCGATAAGTTCAACAACTCCGTCTTTTGTAGTTACAAGCAGGCCATCGGTGGTTTCGTGTACGGCATCAGGGGCAGGCACAATGCCCTCCTCTGTTTTAACCGATAACATACTACCCACGTTTAATTCGTCACCGTCAAATACTACGATTGTACCGTCAACCAAAGTCAACTCACCAAACGCAGCTTCAACGGGTGCAGGAACTTCATTGAAACGCTGCTTTACTTCGGCCATAAAAGCCGCAAGTCCGCTTTTCATTTCGTTAAGTTCTGTTTTGAAATCCATACCATAAAAGGTACAAGACCAAAAACCTATGCAAAATTTTTCAGCATGGCAGCTATTTCACGCATCAGGGTTACGACTTCGTCTTGCTCTTCCATGTCAAAAAACCCCTCAACCGAAAACCCTTTCCATTCACCTGCCTTGACTTTTGCCCACAATTCGTCATTGTCCACTAAATAGGTGAGAAACCAGCTACCGTCTTTGGCATCCTCATATCCTTTGGGTGGCATAACACCACGCTCTCGGTCAATAAAGTAACTCTCAATCATGTGGACACCACCATCAACCGGGGTTTCGTGGTCGGTATTTACGGCCTTGTAGAAGTTTTTACGGACAAATTTTTTGGCAATAGTCCAAATGGTAGGTGCATCAAAGGTTACATAGTACTCACCACGTACATCATCATAGCGGTAAATGGGTAAATCGGCCAACATTGCTGGGCCAGTCACAATGCGTTTCTCTTCATCCTGCACTGAATACGCTTGTTTCATGTCTATCTGTTGCAGTTTACGGCTCGCCCATTCAATGCCCTCATCACCACCCCACGCTAACCACATCAATCTACCGCATCCATCTCCAAGTTCTTTGTCGCTGTTCTGTCTGTGGCGTTCAAACCCTGCCATTCGTGCAATGGTTTCACGGGTGATGGCTTCACCGTTTGCCAACTGGTTTGCTCTTATCTTGCCAACGGGTGTGCCGCAATCACCCCAGCCGTTTTCCTCTGCCCAACGTAGTGCAATCTTTGCATTTTCTTTGGCGGCTTCGGGATAGTCATCGTAGCTTTCAAATTCCTTGCGGCTTTCCCACTTAGAATAACACACGGCTGCGGCTTGCTCTTGTTCCATGCCCTCACCAATCATG